TTGCAAAATTGATATTGGTCTGGATGCCTATCTGCAACTACGTTTAAGATAACGTATGCTTCAATAGTATGTCCAGATGGATAAGATGGAGTATCAGCACTATAACTTTTGTAAGGGAATAGTTTTAGTTTATAGTATTGCGCCAATTGGTTTGGTCTTGGTCTTTGATAAAAGTATTTGATTTTATATATCAAATTTCTAATATCAATTATAACTTCTTCGCATAATGTTTCAATGTCAATACCTCTTTGTTTAAAGGTAGTTGTTAGGACTTGAATTATGCTTCTATCATAAGCCTTATATCTGTTCAAATAAGCCTTGTTTTCCGCATCCGAAATTGAGTTTAAAGAATCTACAATTTCATTCAATTCGTCTTTTGTTAGTTCAGAATCGTTGGATGGGAAAGGCTCGTTTTTTAGTTTCAGAAATAAGTCGTCAACAAAACCTATTTCGTCAAGAAATACTTTTTGCTCACGAGTTGGGTTTCCATAGTTTGCTTGGTTTATATTCATTTGATAAATATTATCTAAAATATTGTGCTTTAATGTTTCTACCTTTTCCTCCGCTGAAATTAGCAGTTGATTCATCTATTGTAACGGTTTTACCAAGTTGACTTAAATTACTTGTATCTGTACCCATACAATCGCTTGAAACACTACCACATTCTCCAGTTTGACTTGAAGTTGAAGCATCTGCTTTTGTAGTGTTTGAAGGCGTTACATCTGCTCCTTCTTTTGCTTCTGCAATTGCAGTTTTTTTACATCTCTTTTGCCAAAGATATAATATTACCGCAACTAATGCAATCTCCAATACTAATCTTTTCTTATTCTTGATTTCCATCTTTTTTATTTTTTAAATTTCTTATAAGCTAAAAATCCTAATACTACTGCTCCACCAATAATTAATAAATTCAATGGTTTTGATAAAAGGTTTTTTATTGAATTTGGTTCTGATTGACTAACTTCTGCGCTTTTTAAAACTTCGTCAACTTTTTTAATTTCTGTTGTTGAATTTGCAGGAACTTTATATATTGGTTTAGTTGAATTTTTATTGTCTAAAAAATTAAAAATATTAAGCGGAGCTTCGTCATAAATTGAAATTTGAACATCTTTATTTAATACTGCATCAATTATCGCTTCTTCATCTACATCAAATCCATTTTTGTTAATTATTCTATAATGTACTTTATTGAAAAAATTTTTTCCTCTTTCTAATACATTTGTAACATCGAAATCGGATTCTACAATTCTTCTTTGTTGATTGTCATATTCTCCTCTTTTTATATCTTTTGGTCTAATATCAAATTGAGAACCTAAAACATTGTCATAATAATTATTTATTTTAACATTTTTAAATTCAGTACCTTTTGGTATTATTACATTTTTTCTTTTAGCATTTGTTTCCCAATTGCTTTGCGCACCCATAATTTGACTGCCAATATCTCCTGCAAATTGACTCATATCCTAAAGATTAAATAGTTTGATACTTTTTACCTAATGCTTTTTTAACGTTATGTTTCACTTCTTCAATATCTCCAGCCATATTGTCAAATTCTTCCAAAGTTGGAGTTTCGTCAAGGCTTTTGATAGCTTTTCTGTAATACACAATTCCGTAAATAGCCATTACGATTAAGATACCGCTCAATACCATATCTTTTACATTCATTTTTGGCTTCATAATGCTATCCGTTGCTCCGCCAGATTCCATTTGTGGAGCTGGTGCTGGTGCTGGAGTTGCTACTGGTGCTGGTGCTGGTGCTGATGCTACTTCTGGAGTAACTGGTGCTGGTGCTTCCATTTATTTTAGTTTTTTTATTGATATTAAAATTAATGCTATTCCTATAACACCACCTAATCCTGCATAAACTTCTTTATGCTCTTGTAAATATTGTTTTATGTTGCTTGGTTTTGACAATTTTATGTTTGTCGGTTTGCTTTTTGGAGAAATTACAACTGAATCAAGCAGTATTGCATCTTCTTCCATTTTTATTACTCTACCTTGCAATTCACTTGCCTTGTAGTATTGCGGTCTGAATCCTAAATAACTGATTTTAAATTGAGAATTATCATCTATAATGTCGCTCTCTAATTCAAAATCTCCATTTTCATTGGCGGTAGTTCCAAATTTGTTAGTTTGACTACCAGTTACGATAGTGATATTAGCCAAATGTAATGGCTCTTTTGCACTATCTAAAACCTTTCCGCTAATTATCATACTTTACCCCCTTTAATTCGTTGAATAGTGTACCAGTTGACGATAGCTCCTAAAGTAAAAGAAACAATGCCTACAACAACAAAAACTGTTGATAGGTGCTTATGTACTTGTGAGTTTACATCCTTCTTTATTGCTTCTTGCTCTGTGTTACTTAATTGTTCCATTACTTAAATTTTTTATATGCTAAAAAAGCCAATACTAATGCGCCTGCAATAAGTAAATGATTTTTGTGTTTTTCTAAAAAAGTTCTATTGTCTGGTATCTCTAAACCAGTACCGTGTTCTTCGTAAATTGGTTCTTCTATCATTTTCTTCCGTATTTGTAATACAATGTTATTCCTAAAATTATTGATACCATACCAATAATTATTTGATTTTTGTAAGATTTCAAAGCCAAAGAAAAGCTACCGTTATTTATCCATTCAGAAGGTAATTTTTCTAACATAACTTTCTTTACTTCCCATACACGCAATTTGCCATCTTTGACAACTCTAAAGGCTGGATTCGCATTGTATATGCTTGATGCACTTAACCCTGCTCCTTGAATAACCCAATCATCTGGTTTGCCAATTGCTAATGGAAAGAAAACTGCAAAATAAACATCAATATAAGATTTATACTTTCCTTTATATACTTTTAAGTATTTCTCAACATAATCTAATTGTTGTACTGCGGTCATTGCTTTTAATGCGCTTGTACTCGTTCCTAATCCTTTAGCGGTACTCGGAATAAACTGAATCAATCCAGTAGCTCCAATATTGTTAGTTATGCTTGGAGAAAAAGTTCCTGCGCTTTCAAAATACATAATAGCCATAAGCCAATTAGGGTCAATGCCTAAATTAGCGGATATTTTTTTTACCTTTTCTACAAATGCAACTCTATAAGATGCTGGTACTTTATTTTCGTATATTAAAGCCATATTACAATTCGTTCATTTTATTTTCAAAATACAACTGCACAAATCCATTTCTACCCAACATTTTTAGCAAGTAACTTCTGCTTTCATAAGAGATAGACCTATTATTGAGCATAGACAAAGTTGTAGGATTCCCTTTTATTTTATTTTTACTTCCATAATATCCAGTATTGTAAGACACCATTACTTTATTTATAGGGGATGTAACCCCATTTGAATATGCTTCTAAAAGCCATCTTATGTTGGCTACCCCACAAGCAATACAAAACTCTCTGTTCTCATAAAGCAATTTAGCAATACTATTTTTCAAAGAAGCACTTGGCAAAACATTAGGATTGAAGTTTTTACTTTGTGGTAAAACTTTATCAAAGTAGGCTTTTGCTTCACTCGGCAAACTTGAACCAACCATAGTTTTCCATTTAGCCAAAATTTCCCATACAGTTGCAGGTGTAATTTGCATTATACCTGTTACTTGTTCAGAACCTCTTGGTGGCTCATCTTCTCCTCCACTTTCTGTTATTATAAAACTTGCTATAATAGAGTTGTCAATATCGAAAATTGTACCCCACTTATTTATAACCGTTTTGTTCTGCAAATAAATAGATTTTAGTAACGCAATATTACCTTTTATTATATGAGGTTGAGAAAAATCCACTTTTGAACTTACAACATAGGTTTTATTTGTATCTGGATATTTTAATATAACTTTACTATACATAATTATTCAATTAAAGGTTGAGTGTCAGTAGGCTCGGTAAATTCTTGCTTAATTGCAATACCACCTCTAATTTTAGTTACTTTTTTTACCCACCATTGGGTAACGGCAAAACCACCAACTGCTACTGCAATCGTGGTCGCTATTAATAGTATTTTCTTTTTATTAGTCATTACCATAAAATTTTATCGGCATAATATCCAGCACTACCTACAACGTGTCGGTCTTTTTCGTGTCTTTCTTTATACAGTTTTCGTCTTTTGTAAGCATACCCTTTTTCATAGTATCCTTTTTTCTCTTTTTCCAAGTAGGTAGGATAATCATTCATACCTCTTGCACCAATGCTGGCTACTTTTTTACCATTCTTGAACACATCAATCTTTTTCAAAATGTTGGAGGATGGTTTTATTTCAACCCCCAACGATTTTGCCTTTCTAAACGAGTATGGTAAAATTTTGTATGCCATTATCTATTCTTATTGAAATAGTTGTATGCTCCAGCAGTTCCAACAAGTAGAACAACACCTAATACTACACCGAATACACTCATCCCGCTTTTTTCTTCCTTTTCTTCAATTACTTCGGCTGGAATTGGGTCTGTATTTGGTGCTGGAGCTGGAGGAGTTGCTTGTCTTTTTTCCAATAATTCCTCTAAATCCTCAATTAAATCTTCTGTAACATCAGATACATAGTTTTGAACTTCAGATAAACTTGATTCACTTTCCTCTGTCGGATTTGATTCGTGTTCGGATTTTGCCAAAGCAAGTCTTTCTTCTAATTTTTCTAAACCATCTAACCTTTTGTTTAAAGAAGCAGTAACTTTGTTATCCAATTTCTCTAACAATTCTTTAATCTTTTCCATAGTATTTTGTTTTAAAGTTTTTTAATTAATTCACAAATATAGTCAAATTATAAAAAACAAGGCATTAAATTACTAAAACTTAATACCTTGTGATTTTTTTTGCTATTTTAATTGTGCGTAAGCTCTTTTTACCGCATCAGTCCATTTCTCTCCATCTTTACGGATTTTCTTGGCTAATTCCATCGCTTGTTTAAATTTAGGATTACCAGCTTTTCTTTTTACAACTGCTCCTTTTTCTGCTTTGGCATCGTATTTAGCTTTTTGCGCTCCAGCTATCTTATTACCGACTTCTTTAGCTTCTTTAGCATCGTAAGTCTTTCCGTACTCTTTTTGATATTCTGGTTCAACTCTTTTTCCTTCAAAGTTTTTAGCTATTGCATTGGCTTTTTGTTTGAAAGTTACTTTGCCACCAGTTTCAAAAACAGATTTCTCTAATTCTTTTTGTGTACTTGGGGCAATTTTTGCTTTTCTATGAGTTGCGTTTCCTTCTTTGTATTCTGTAATTTCAGAAACATTTACAACTCCATCAGCATCAGTTCTAACTTCTCCTTTATCAAAAATATCTCTTACTACACCGATAGTTTTGGTTCTTTTGTTATAAACGAAATCCCCTACTTTAAATTTAGATTCTGATTTTTCAGATTTAGGCTTGAAAATCTCTCCTTTAGCATCTTTCTTAATCCAATATCCGTTTGAAGGTTTAACTTCGCTACCATCTTTCAATTCAACAGAAACAACATCTCTTTTAGGGATGTAAATTGCTTTTGTTTCCAACAAATTTCCTTTTTCTAAAACATTAGCTCCATTTAATACATCACTACCTTTAAAAGTATGGACTTTGCCTTTTTGATTAACAGTAACGGATTTAATATCAGCGTGAACTATGTAGTTTTTTGATTTTGATTTTCCGTGTATAGCATCGTAAGGCGTTGTGTCAACTCCAATGTATTCAACTTTATGGTTTTCAGCTATTCTTTTTGCAAATTTTTCAGCTTTATCTAATTCATCCAACTTCCAAGTATCATTGAACCGCTTCCAATCTCCTGCTGGCGTTTCTACTGTAACTACATATTTTCTACTTGCAGTTTTAGTTACTTGAACATAGCCTTTTTTATCACTTTTTTTACTTACGCCTTTTACAGTAATTACTTCTGGGTCTGATACATAAATATTTCCTTCTTTAAACGCTTTTTCTCTCCATTTTTTTTCTACAACAGTCATTTCTGGCTTGTAGTATCCATTCCATACAAGAAAGTCATTAAATAAATGCCAATTTTCGTCTGTATAGAAATCGTAATCTTCTTGGTCAAAACTTCTGCCTTGAACGTTTTCGTCTATAAGCATTTCTTCAACTGCTTCGGCATACGCTTTAAGCATCTTTTTGTCGCCACGAATTTGAGAACCAGATTGTGCGCCTATTTTATCCCATACATCAGCTTCTTTGTTCCCTAATTTAGAAAGGTACTCGTTTCTTTTTTCTCTTAAAGAACCACCTCCTGCGAATTTAACTGATTTTTCATCTGTAAGAACCTCTGTCGGTTTAGCTCCGCTACCTTTTACCATACGCATAGAAAACGCTTCAATATCTCCACCTTCTGCATAAGCTCTTGCTTCATTTGATTCGCTATGTTTTTCCATCCATTCTTTTTCGCTTAATTCTTTATCTGGCTTTGCTACTGAACGAACTCTAATTCCATCTTTGTTTACAAAGTAAGTTACTTCTCCACCATCATCAAAAGGCAAAGGCGGTTGAGAATCTCTTTCTCCAGTTGCTAAATTGATAAAAACTATTTTTCCATCTTTATCTTTTACTTTTTGGATTCCGCCAGAAATAGTTTTGATAAAAGTATCTCCTTCTTTAATTCCGTGATTTTCTAAAGAACCTCCTTCTGCGTATTTTTTTCTTGATAAAATATAAGAACTTCCGTGATAGCCTTTTCCGTTGTCTTTTACATCAAATTTATTTTCTAAACTAACAATACTATTGCCAGCATCTCTGCTTGTTAAATGAACAATCATATCGTTTCCGCTTGGCTCTAAATAATAATCTCCGCTTGGCTTGTACATATTAGCCATAACTTCTGATTTTGTTATTTTTCCGCCATTTTTGTAAACTCCTGCTTGGAAATCTCCGCCATTTTCAAACATCTCTCCGCTTGACATAGTGCCAGTTTCTCCAACTAATCCACTATATTGAGTTCCAGTAAAACCACTTAAATCTCCGCCATTTTCAAACATTTCTCCGCTTGACATTGCTCCAGTTTCTCCAACTAATCCGCTATATGAAGTTCCAGTAACACCACTTAAATCTCCATCATTTTGTCCTACATTAAAAGTTCCATCTAAATGACCAGCCAAATCATATCCTCCAACGTTTCCGCCTAATTCCATTTTCATTGCTTTGTCATCTTTAACAAAACGAATTAGTCTTTTGCTTTCGGCATTTCCTTTTTTACCTACAATAGCAGTAGATACATCAGCTCCTTTCAATTGCTTTCTACCTAATCCAACAACAATATTCAAAACATCGTTATCATTCAAGTCGTTTTCGTCAATGTATTTTTCAATAGCACCAACACTTACGCCAGTCATTCCTTTTATTTCAAGGTTATATCTTTCTCTTGGAGATAACATACCGCCTTTTTTGTAAATTCCTGCTTGGAAAGCACCAAAGTTAGGGTCGGTTAAATAAGCTCCGTTTTCGTAAAAAGAAGTTCTTTCTTTATAACCTTCTTTAGAAAGTTTAGAAATAAAATCTTGTAAATCTTTTTTATTTTTAAAAATTGCTAAATCATAAAAAGCACTACCATCTCTATGTGTTTTAACTCCATCGTGGTAATTTACAGTATATTTTGCTTTTCCTACATTCATTCTTTCATAGTAAAGTTTTTTACCAACATCTCCGCCATTCTCTAACAAAGGAGCATCTTTTGGATAGTTAGGAGCAAGTCTATCTATACGATTTTCTCTATTCTCATAATAAACGTTTCCATCTTTAGAAATTCTTCTACCTCTTGGTTTAGCTTGTCTTACAGAATCTCTCCCTAAATCAGTTCCGCTAATACCTTCAAGCTCTTTTCTTGTCTTGATGAAAGCCATTAACTTCTGCATTTCAGTCTTAACTTCTTTTTCAGCGCTTTTCTTGTCTTTGTTGATTTCAGCTTTCGCTCTTTTTTGAGCATCTGCCCAACTCTCTCCATCCTTACGGATTTCTTTAGCAACAGACATTACTGTTCTTTTTGGACTGCTGGTTTGACTTGGTTTAGCACTTGCTTTTTTAGCAGTTGCTTTAGGCTCTTTTTTCGCTTCTTTGCTTTTGATTACCTCTGGCATCTTTTCTTTGAAAGTAGCAATCATTTTATCTAATGCACCTTCTACCTTATCGTTTACTTCTTTATTATCTGAAGTGAAGTTTTTAGTTGCTTTTTCGATTTTACCCAAAAAGTCTTTTTGGTCTGAATTAAGTTTCGATTGGTCTATCGAATCAAATTTTTGTTTAAGTGTCATAACTATACTTTTTTTTATTTTATACTAAATTATCAATATCATCTAAAAATGAAAGGTCTAAAACCCCATCAATATCATCTAAAAACGATAAATCTTCTGATTCTTCTACTACTGCTTCTGCTACTTCTACTGGCATTACTCTTGTTGTTTTTGTTCCGCTAATCTTTGCGTTTATAGCGTTATTAACAGACAACAACATATCTTGCATCCCTTTGTATAACTCTGGGTTTTCAGCCCTTAAACTGTCTATCTGCGTGCTATTTAAACGCATAACAGTATCAATAAAAACATTTTCTTTAGGAGTTAGTACAACACTTTGTTTATAATTGTATTTCCCAATTAGAATTTGCACTTCATCATCAGAAGGAGTTCTATCAATAACAGTAATTTCTGGATTGTTTTTATTAACATTAACCAAAGGTATTGTCATTTGATTATCGTACTTTCCTGCTTGAAAATTATCGTTTATTTTAGAGTTTATTTCTTCGTCTGAAAAACGACTATTGAATAAGGCTTTGTAATCTCCTACCAAATCAAATGTACTGAACATAAAAGGAGTAGGTATATTCCATTGCGCATAGTTATTAACAACGATTCCAATGACAGTATATTTATTTAAGTTGAACTTAACTAAATCTCCCATAGCTATTTTAAAAGCATCATCATTTTGCCTTGTACCATAAAGTATTACATCATCCATTATTTCAGTTTCTGACTTTACACTAAACGGTCTTGTGCCTTTTAATTGCTCTACATTCTTAACAATCATTGCTTTTATAGAATCTCCAGTATTTATCTTTTGAGAATCTAACGGTATGTCAATGCAAACATATTGACCACTTAATTCCGAAATTTTATTCAGAACTAAATAACCTTTTCTAACATATATTCTTTCTACATTCATTTTTTAAGGCATTAAATTATTTAAAATAGAAAAGAGCTTTTCTCTTTCTTCTATAATAGCATCTGCTTCTTCTGGCGTGTCGAGCTGAATAAGAACTCTTAATCTATTTTCGTAATCCTCTTTGTTTATCTTCCCAGAATCTAACTTGCTTTTAAGCTCGATAGTTGTTTCTTTTTGAACTCCATTAGTAGGTGTCAAAACATCTAAAATTGAGCTTCTAATATATCTCTTAATCTCTCCTTCTGGCTTATTTCTGTCTTTTTCTCTTTTGATTATTTCCTGCAATACTGCTCTTGGATTTTTAGACAACTGCATTTGCACATAATCAATCAAAGAATAAAATCTGTCTGTTATTTGTTCTTGTGTGGCATTAGTATCAAACTTTTGACCAATTCTAACATCCAAACCTCCGAACAACATTAGCTTTTTATTTACGACTTGTGATGGAAATTCTCCTACTGAAATTTTATATGAAACATAATTTCTAACAAAAGGCATAATCTCTCTATTAAACGTTTCTGTTTCCATCATCCTACCATCACTACCTCCATAACCTTTTTTCTTCATTATGTCGTAATTCCATCCAGTACAAGCGTTCCAAAGATGGAATCTAAAGAATCTTGTGTCTGCTAAAAATACACATATCTTATTCAAATCAACTGGCTCTCCATAATTTTTAATCATAAAGAACTTATCGATTACAGTACTGCTTATATCTTGGTTAAAGTAACCAAATATCCTAACCTTAACTCCACTTTTTTCAAGTATTCTTGCCAACAAAATGTTTGGCATTGCTTGAATAAGCATTTGCTCTGGGTCATACCTAAAGTTTTGACCGCTTGCAATATATAAATCTACATAAGGAGAAATTCCCCCACCGCTTTTTGTTCTGTAAGCATATACCTTTTTATTAGTAGATGCGAATCTTAAAGCGTAACCATTTGATTTTATAACTATTTTACCATCTGAATCATAAGGCAAATACAGTCCGCTGACTTCATCTTTAATAACTTTAAGAAATGGAGAATGTTTTACCATTGCGGTAGTTCCTTCTTGCCTTCTTTCAACTATTATTTGCTCCGAATTTTTTAGATAATAAAAATATTCTAATTCATTTATTTTACCCTTAAAAATCAATTTAGCATCTATTACAGAATCTTCTTCTTTAGAATAAAACTCTACTGCTCTAATTAGTCCTTTTGATGCTTGTGAGAAAGTAAATATACCTAAAGGTCTATCTGTAAATTTAATTCTTGATGGTTTAATATCTCCACCTAAATCTAATTTAGCAGAAATATTAGTGTACATATCATTCACTTTACCAAGTAATTCAGTATCCAAAAAAGTACCCAATCCAGAATTAATATCAAACTGTTTCTCAACAGACAAATTTGAGTTTGAATTATAACCGTATTTGTTATATTCTTTATTAGGCACTATTTCTCTCCAACCGCTTGTACTTTGCATTTCGGCAAATGATGTTTGCCCTAAATTATTATTTAAGGCAATTTTGACACCATCTTCAATCCATTTGTAAGGGTCAAATCCAAAACCAATATGATGATTTTTAGCTTCTACTGCCATTACATTATTTTATTTTTATTGTTTTCTTCAAAATTTTCTATCAATTGATTTGCTTCTAATACATCTTCTTCCGATGTCAAGTTAGACAAATCCAATTTGTTTTTAGTTTCGACCAAGTTGTAGAATTGATTAATATCAACATCTTGCTCTAATACCGCTCTTTGTTGAGGTGTAAACAAATCCAAAAATGTTTTTGTGGCAATTTGTAGCGTTTTAGGGAAAGGTATTTTTTTATCTCCCATTTTCTCATTTAATCTATAAGCTATGTATGTATCTCTAAAAGAAACCATAAGCCTTTGAGAAACGAAAGCTCTACCTGCAAAATTATTAGTGTCAATTGATTTTCTTAATTTAAACAAGAAATTAAAAATGAATGTGAAAGAAGCTATTTTATCTCCAACTTTTATGTTAGACATAATATTATCTAATTCATATTGTGGGTCAATGATAAGCTCGTATGTGCTTCCTGCAAAACGGTCTTGCAAAGACAAATCTTGTTTAAAGTTGGCTTCGTAATTAACATCCGCTTCGTTAAGTAAAGAGTTTCCAGTTGCTATTACAAACACATTTTTTTTGCTAATAACAGTTCCTCTACCATTTTGAATTGTAGGAGCGATTTCTTGACCATCATCCGCTCT